CAATATAAGAACCATAGGAGGTACGGAGTTAGGTTGTAACGCCTCATATAGTTTGTCATAGAGTGTTCTAAAGATTCGTGCAGGATCGTTATCCAAGTTACTGGTGACCCATTTACGACAGTTAGCAAAGTCTTTTGTTTTAAGAGACTTCACCAACTCAGTTAACTGCACATCGGAAACTGATGCGAGAATACCTTTATCAATTGTGCCACCAATACTATACCGCTGAAGCTCATTAAGGATACGGCGATTATCAGGGAAATGTTTTGTAATGACTGCTGCAACCACTTCTTTATCATAAGTTACTCCTTCAGTTTCTAATATATGTTCAACTCTCTTAAAGAATTGTGATGCCATCTTGGCTTTAGAACCATTGGCTTTAAAATCAATAACAGAACATCTGGAATGTATTGCATCCATGATTCTGTTTTTAAAGTTACAGGTAAATATAAAAGAACAATTGATAGAAACTTCTTCTATGATTCCTCTCAAGGCCTTCTGTGCATCTGCGGTTAGATTGTCAGCCTCATCTATAATAACAACTTTCTTACCACCAGAAAAACTCATTGAAGTGGCATAGTTCTTAACATCAACTTGAATAGTAGAGATACCACGGTTATCTGAACCATTGATAACCAAATAATCAATACCGATTTCATCACACATGGCTTTCGCCACGGTAGTTTTACCGATACCCGCAGTACCTGATAATAAGAGATTAGGAACTTCTTTTCTGTTTACATATTCCTGAAATGTCGTTTTCATGGCATCAGGAAGAATACAATCAGCAATTTTATGTGGGCGATACTTTTCCACCCACAATGTGTGTTCTATTAACATTCAAATACCTCATAATATAATAATAAAAAATCACTTGATTTCGTTCAGAATTTCATACAATGATTCAAACTCGGATGCTTCTGTAACTTCATTACGGAAGTTTTGTTTGAATTCTGTCTTAGCAATACGCTTGATAATCTTCTTAGGAATCTTAGAATTTTCATGTGACAAATCTATGATATCTTTGATAGATTCATTCAAGGCTTGTATCTTATTCAGGCAAACAACGATTTCATCAATGTTGCCTTTGAGGTCTTTTAATTGTTCCTCATCAAGTGTACCATAGATTGTATTAATCTTATCAACCATATTAACCTCCGAAAGAAGATAGTTTAACTTCAACAGCAATCCAATAGTCTAAATCAACTTTTGTATTACTAAATGATGCAAGACCTTTAGATGAGATTTCAATATCATAATGACCAGGAATCATTTTGAAATTGTCACGTAAGAATACGGCTTTGAAAGGTTCACCATTACCATCAGCAACTTCAATAGCGTTGGTATGTGATGTTGGATTACCATCTTGTCCGATTGTACAGGTAGTTGCATAGATTTTACCACCATCAGATTCAAAAACAATGTGTTCTGATTCTAGGATGCCAGCAGATTTCATAATTGCTTTGTAGTCTTCTTCAGATAAAGTAAACTCAGCATCTTTAGAAGGTAGTGCCAATGTTTTATCAGGTGCAGCTACGATTAGGTTTTTAGCAGCCTTACGATATTTAATCTTGGATCTGCCAGATTTGAAGATAACATTTTGTTCATCAAATTCTAGTTCTGTTCCATCATTGATAGAGTATACAGACAAGAACTGGTTCAAGTCATAGATACAAAAATTGTCATCAATCTCATCCTGTAATGTGGCTTTTGCCAATACAGTCTTGTTTGTAGACATAGTTGTTAATACTTTACCTTTTTTGAATTCAATGCCTGAATTGATTGAAGCAAAGTTTTTCAACACATTCACGGTATCATTAGATAGTTTCATTATTACTCCATTATAAATTAATCTTTAGTGTATATTGTATCATGTTCATACAAAAACATCAAGCAACAAATTGCATGAGATAGGTGGTTTTTACCGGTCTCAGGATCATTTTGTTCTCCTTCTTTCCAGGCCCAAATATGCCTTTGAGCTGCATCAAAGTACCTACGTTTAGAATCAGGTACTTTAATCCAATTACCAGGTTCATATTTTTGAGCACCAAAAGTTAGAACCTCAACAACTTCTCTTAAAGAGTGTGGTGGAAGTAAACCATATTCTAGTTTACCTCCGTCAAACTTACGACCACCAGTAGTGGCCGTTTGAGATTTTTTGACAACATCAGGATCAAATGATGTATACACCGTCGGACTCATTACATTTCTCCAACGTAATTAGCAACAGATGGCATATCTCCTTTGAAGTGATATGTACCGATATGGTCAGTCTTCATCCATGGACATAGGTGAATTGTACCACCCATCTTACGCCACATTTGACAGAACATATAATCTTCTGATAGGTAACGGTCTGAACCACCACCAGTAATTGAATCAGCAGTATCAATAACAGTATCAAAGAAAGCATGAATGTATCGTGAACCATCAAAGTGTGCTTGGCCAACGTGGTCTGGTTTGTAACGAATCTGTGGATATTCTTTTTCCATGGCAGCAAAGACTCTACGATTAACTAACATAAAGCCTGTACCGATTTCCATAACTTCTAATGGTTCTGTAACAGAAAACTGTGCAGTACCTTTAACTGGATTAAATACGTAATCACCAGTAACTTTTTCAAGTTCTTGTGGTTCAATATTTGGATTCTTTTCTACTGCCTTTTTAACAGATTTCCATTTGATGGCTTTCTTAGGATAAGGACCACCAATAACATCTTTGTCTAATGCCAATAAAGCAATAACATCTCTAGGATCAAAGTGGATATCTGAATCTAGGAATAATAAATGTGTGCAATCTGAACGGTGAATAAATTCATCAACCAAATAGTTTCTTGCTCTTGTAATTAAAGACTCATTGAAAAGAAATGAGAATTTCACTTGTACCCCATATTGCATACAGATAGCTTGTAAATCTAAACAAGCCTTAGCATACAAACCGTGGTTCATACCACCGTACATGGGAGTTGCAATGAATATACTTTTCTTTTGTAGTTCTTCTTTCTTAATTGAAATTTCCATTATCTCTCCAAAATATAAACGAAAAAAGGGAGTCCAACTTAATGAACTCCCTTATCAGATTGCCTGATTAGGCATTGAAACTGAAACCAGCTTGGTAAGCAGCACGAACCATTGCTTTAGTTGGTTTACCAATTCGGTAAGATGCAACTTTAGAACCATCTCCACGACTAACTGTGTTAGTGTAGATTACATGGCCTTCTTTACGAAGTTCTTCAATACGTGCTGACACGTTTTGGATTCCGAAACGAGCACGTGCTTGTGCTACTGTTAAGGTGTTGTAGCCTTCAGATTTGCTCAAGTAGTTGAGGATCTTTGCTTTTGCTGATAATTTAGTCATAATAACTCCTAATAATAAAAAAATAACGAAATCTTGTTTTCACAAGTGTTGTAAGTATAACATAAGTTCTTACATTTGTCAAGCGTCCTACCGGCCAACTTGTGGCAGGTATTTTGCCTTGGTCTCCTCCCAAGTGAGGTGTATCAAGTCATCATAGAATAAGGATTCGTAGGAAACCGTATTCTTTTTCTTTAACATTGATATCCGTCCTTTAGCGTATTTTGTTTTCCACAAATTAGCCAAGGTTTCGGTAGAATTGTCAAACAACTTTACCAAATCTGCATCACCAATTTCTTTTCTTAAATACTCATTCGTATTAGTATATAGTGGAGAAAAATAAATTCCACGTTGATGTTCTGTGCGAATAAGATTCTTAGGTATACCAAGTTTGCTATATGCAAAGTTTAGTGACCTATTCTTATGGTCTCTCTTAAGTGGAAGGCCTTGTTGATTCTTGGCTTCCCACCATTCAAAATATTTTCTAGGATGATTCTCTTTAATCCAATTGAATATCATTCTAGAGGTAGTACGCTTAGGTTCAAATGCAACTGAGCCACTAGAGAATCCCATCTTGTTCCAATGCTCAAGACCATCATATTGAGACAAACCATTAGATTTGGTATTACCATATAAAGAAGTTGTAGTGACGCCAACAAGTGTATCTCCATAGCGTGCCTTCCAATCTTTTTCTACTGTGTCTGATAAACATAATAGTGCAAGTAGTTTGCCACCCATGTAATTATAACCCAACGGCTGCAACGGAACAATTGTAGAACCGATAGCTGTATGATTAATCATATGTTGTTGAGTCTTAACATCTCTAGACCAACCAATTGCATTATCTCTTGGTGTTAAATCTAAGAAGTCGGAACTAATACAAATAACACCGAGGTATTTATCGGTCTTTTCGTCTTCTACTGTATAAAAAAGATTACGACCAATATTAGAATTGTTCTTCATTGTAGATGAGAAAGTCCTGATAGCATTCCAAGTTTCAGCCAAATCACCGTTAGATAATCTAAGTACTGGTTTCAAACATTGGTATTCATCAGGATTCTTAGGCATCCAAAATTTAGATTTAACCTCATCAATCAATTTACGTTGGCCAGGATTTACCATAGAAGGTTCTTCACCCAACATCTCAGTCAAAGCATTAGGTTCATTCATCGGATATCGTTCTTTTACCTCAGACCATTTCTGATACAAAGTATACTCACGTACATCCATCTGAGATGCATAAGTTAAATCCTTGATGAGAGTTTCTTTTAATAACTCTGTATCAATGTGTTCAAAGGTTTCAACGGTATTCTTTTCTGACCATTCTTCCCATTGTTTATCTACATAATCTTTTGGTGTTGCCATTATTGTGTCGCTTGTGCCATCTTTTGTTGTGCTTTCAAATAACGATCCATCATCTTATACATTTTGGTACGTTTCTTAAGACCACTTTGTAATGCTAGTGGTTTTGCTTGTGTAGTATACACTATTCCGTTCATGTGGTCAAGCTCATGTAACCAACATCTTGCACTTATGCCAACATAGTTTGCTTCTTTCCACTCACCATTATAATCTTGGTATTTTACCCAAATCTTTTCAGGTCTAGTAATTCGCAAGGACAGACCAGGATAAGATAAACAAGCTTCTAACATATGTACCTCACCCTCTGTTTTCATCAACACAGGATTAAAGAATGCCACATACTCATCACCAGCACCCATTACAAACATACGATATGGAAATCCACATTGATTGGCAGATAAACCATAACCATTAAATTTCTTACAAGTCTCAACCATTGATGATGCAAAATCAGTTGTATTGATTGGTGAATTATCAAAATCAAACTCTGGTAACACTTGAGCCAATATAGGATCTTTTTCAGGAACCAAATCAAAGGTTTCAATCTTCTCTATTACTTGTGTACCTGTATTGGTATCAATAACAATGGTACCGTCTTTATCAATCACTTCATTCATTTTGCTATCCTACTAAAGTTGTTGTATTTTTCAAACTTAATTACTGACCTAAACTTGTCAAATAATTGGTCGCCTTTATGTGATATAACAAATACATTTGTATCTGCGCCTATCTCATGTATCAATTTCATAAATTCTTCTGTACCAGTTAAGTCAAGACTTGAATCAAATACTTCATCAAGTATCAACAGGTTGGTGTTAGTTGAATTCTTTAACTTGGCAATTTGTCTCCAGGTGAACAATAAGGCCAAGTCAATACGCATCTTTTCTCCTTCGGAGAAATTAGCATAAGAAAACTCATCACGATGCCTACTCTTAATTGTTTCATTGAAGTTCTCATCTATGTTAAAGTTAACAAAGAAATCCATTGCCGTTAAGTACTTGTTAATCAACTTATTCATAATTGGCAAATATTGTTTGATGATTCTAGTTTTGATACCAGTATCTTTTAACAATGTGGCTGCATAATCATAATAGTGTTTATCAACAGAAAGTTTTTCAAGTTGTTGAGAGTAACCAAACAAATCGGATTTTAATGTCAATAACTTGGCATTGATATCACTTAGACTGTCTTTCTTGGTAGTTAACTCTACAATTTCTTTGCTTAACTTTTGATTGTACTTATGTATGGCTGATATGGTAGAAGTATGTTTAACAATCTCATTACTGTGTGCATTGATATGTTTTACCACTTCACCAATTTCGGTCATTCTGTTGTTGAGTTTGTTAATCTCCGCTGTAATTTCTTCAAGACCCTTTTGTTGAGTATTGATTTTATCTTTACGTTCTTTGACTTGAGACTCTTTGAATCCTCCGTCAATTGATTGTCTACAGGTTGGACAGTTGTCATTTTCTTCATAGAACTCAATATCCTTTCTAACTTTTTTAATATTAGATTCTACCTTGGCTTCCAGTTGAAATAATTTCTTATTCTTTTTGGTCACCGACTCATTGTCTGCAATCTTGGACTGCAAAACATTAATATGTTTTTGTATAAGTTTTATATTATTTTCTAAAGAAACCAATTGATTCTCATTTTCGGTTATCTCTAACTTCTTTTTCTCAATCTCGGCTTCACTATGTTTTTTGTTTTCTTCTATGTTGTGTTTCTGTAATTCAATCTTTTCTTCAGTCAAAGAATATGCATATTTGACTTTGGATGATTCTTCTTTAATCTCCGATAACTTATCTTTGACAACACTATTCATGGATGAAAAGATTTGAATATCTAATAAGTCTTCAATAATATTTCTGCGGTCACCAGGAGATAACTGCATAAACGGCACGAAAGAAGCTGAACCAAGGATGACTACTTGCGTAAAGGACTTATAATTTAGTTTGAGAATAAACTTCTCTAAATGTTCCTGGTAGTCTTTTGCTTTCGCATCTTGGTTCACTAAAGCACCGTCACAAAATATTTCAAACGTATTTGGTTTAATACCACGAATTACTTTGTATTCTTTCTTACCAATCTTAAACTCAATCTCAATTACACAGTTTTGGTTATTGATAGAGTTTAATAGTTGTGGCTTGTTAATCTTACGAAATGGTTTACCAAATAGACCGAAACACAAGGCATCTAATATAGTTGACTTGCCGGCACCATTATGTCCAATAATAAGAGTATTAGTAGACTTGGTAAAATTAACTTCCGTAAAAGCATTACCTGTACTCAACAGGTTCTTCCATCTAATCTTTTCAAATAATATCATACTGTATCGGTATTCAATGCTTCTATATAAACTTCTTGTAGGATACCTTTCAACAAGGTATTGTCAATACTATCATCTTGTATAGTATCCACGTATTTGTTGAGTATAGTAATTGTGTCTTGAGCTTGGTCAACATCTTCCTCATCTACACCCTCCGTTAATTCTGTGAAATTTTCAACAATAGTAATGTCTATTGGATTAACATTATACAGGCTATTCATAAACTTGTCAAACAAATATGGGTTGGTTTTATTAACCACTACCACTTTTGTATAAGTGTGAGTAAATTTACTCATATCTTTATTAGTTATCTCAGATATGGATTCGGCTTTATCATCGTAAACGATACGATGGAACATTACATTAGGATTGGGAATGAATTCTAGGTCTTGAGTATCTAAATCAAGTGTGTGAAAACCACGAGTATCATTGTAATCTGACCAAGTTAATTCATATGGATTACCAAGGTAGTGTATACCATCAGAATTTGATTTGTGGTGGTAATGACCACTAAAGGTAAGGTCAAACTTTCTGAACAAGTCTCTCTTTAGACCACCTTCAGATACAGCACCACGATGCATTACGAAGCCTTCAATCTCAAAATGACCACAACATATAGATGCATCGGTATCTTTCAACAACTGCATACTATCGTCATAATTCTCTGGACAAATCCAAGGCATCATAGCAATCTTATGAGGACCAACATAGATTTCTGCCGGATGGTCTATCACATTAATGTTATCATACTCACCTAGCATTAAATCAACGGAGTTTACTTCGTTGGTATTTTTAAAATATGTGTCGTGGTTACCAGCCAACATATGTACGTCAATACCCCTCTCAGAGAGTCCATCAAAAAACATCTCTTTGGCTCTTTTAAAGGTATAGAAGTTTACATATTTACGCCTGTCAAACGTATCCCCAAGTACCAAAACAGTACGTATATTAGTACTATCCAAATAAGGAAAGAAAGTATGCTTATAAAATTTCTCATAATAATCCAGGAAATGAATTGAATCATTTCTTGCTCCAAAGTGTTGGTCTGTGATAAGTGTTATTTTCATCTGTTGAATTGTATCATAATGTATTACACTTGTCAAGCTTCAATGAATTTTTCTAATCCTTTCGGTTTCTTTTTGGCATCCTTCTCATCTTTCTTATTCTTTTTGGCAATCTCATAATTCTCTATGAACTCACCTATATTGTCATACAACTCAAATTGTCTTGTGGATCCATCCTCTCCTTCTAACATTTCAAATTCATCCAGGATACCAAACATTTCGGTAGCCTTGTACTTGACGTATAACTGTTTCTTCTCTTTCTGTATCCTCCTAAGGAAGGCATAGAAGATTACTTGTGTAAAATAGGCAAATGGATTCTTAGACTTGGTTTCATCAAAGTTGGCAAAGTACATTAGACAGTTTTCAATACCATCTGCAATCATCTCATCTCGGTAGGTATAATTGATAAAGTTTGGTTTATGTGATAATCCCTCGGCAATCTTCATAAAACATTCTCCTATGTAATTTGGTATAGGAGGTGGTTTAAGTTTCTTTTCTTTTGCCACTTTGGCTGCAGCCTTATACTCTGCCAAAGCTTGTAGAAAGTCTTGATTGTTAATGTAATTTTTAGTTTTCTTGGGGATATTCATTCAATTATACCATAAAAAGTTGTTGACAAAGGGCTTGACAATGTGTTATAGTCCACGGTGTAGTCGGTTGATATTAATGTAATATTAAATCTTTACCTGATTTAGATATTTCTTCCATAACTTCCATCATATTGGACATTTCCTCATCTGTTAAGTCTTCCATACCTTTAACTTGTAAAGCCTTGGATTTCTCCACAGTATCCAAATAGTGTTCTACCATTTCAAGATTAGGATTCATAGTTAATAAGATATCATCCACAGAGATTGTGGCTATATTCTCAGTAATCAAAGAGTGTGGTAAGTAATTTAATAATACCAATTGACCTTGACTACCTTTAAGGTGTTGTACGTGCATCAATAATGGATCATATAGTATCACAAAGTCTTCTCTGAAATCCATATTAGCTATAATATCGTTGTTATCTTTTAATCTAATGATACGAATGTTATTTTCCATTTTTGAGTCCTATGTTATAAAGTTTAAATGAGAACTGTTCTTCATTATATATCTTAGTCCTTTCCACAAAATGGCGTAAGGTAAAATTCATATGTTTCTTGTGTCTCATGTCATCAGCTATATCGTAGAGCGTAGCTTTTTCTTTACCTTCTGAGTTACGAAGTCCCCGTCCAATAGATTGAAGATTGCGAACTCTTGACTTTGACGGAGATGCGAAGATAATATTATGTAAATTACGAATATTAATTCCAGTACTAAAGGTACCAAAAGAAGCCACAATAATAGCATCATTTTCTAACTCCATTATTCTACGTATTTCTTCACGGTCCGATGTCTCCGTTCCGCCATGTACAAAAAAGACTTTTCTCTCTCCAATTTTCTCTGAATCTCTAATCATATTATACAACATTTTACCATGCCTGTCTACCATCTGATAGAGAACCAAGGTGTTTTTATTCATAGATAATGCAAGATTTTTAATGAACTTATTTCTAGCTTCATTTTCAATTAAGTAAGTTATCTCTGCTTGATAATCAGCATCTTTCATTTGCTCACATATATCATCTGGATGTTTTAATACCAAACATTTAATCTCAAAGTCAGCCACCTTACCTTGTTCCATCAATTCTTTTGTGGTGATAACTTTCTTTACTGCACCGAATAAACCTTCTAATACCAGTTTATGTGTCTTTGTACCATCTAAGGTACCAGTAAGACCAATACGGTATTTTGCATTAATACAAGAAGTCATTATGGTGGCTAACGATTGAGCCTTGAATAAGTGTGCTTCATCACCAATAACATAATCATATTGATGAAAGAATTCTGGTGGCATCTTGTACAAAGACTGCCATGTGGAGATAGTTAATGGTTTGTCCGTAACTTTATCTTTGCCTTGATATACACGATGTATATAAGTTTCTAATGAACCATTGGCATAATCTCCAAAGTCTGAGAATAACTGTTCAACCAAAGAAGTCGTAGGAACGATTATTAGACCTTTCATATCTTTGTACTGATATAGTTGTCTAAAGATGAGGTAGATGATTAAGGACTTACCGGAGGCGGTTGGAGACAACAGAAGTGCTCTACGCTTCTGCAATGCTTCAACATATGCATCCAATTGGTGGTCATTGACCGTGATTGGTTTCCCGTTAGCGTGTAGATTTAAAGAATCAAAAAACTTCTTTGCATGATATACTGAACATTCATCTTCTAGGTCAGCTCTTGTATCATCATATTCGTATGTGTATCCACGGTCTTTTAAAAATTCTTCTATGTAAGTCAGAAGGCCGTGATACATCTGATTACTTCTTAAGTCTAGTAGACGGATCTTTCCGTCCCATATTCTATTTCTAAAGGCAGGAGTAAACTGATGTCCTGGTACCATAAAAGTAAAGTACTCGGACATCTCCCTTAGTATATGTTTCTCTGAATTTATCTTGACATATACTTCATTAACTTTAGAAATGATTACGTTACTGTCCGCCAACGAATTTCTCCCAAGAAATAAAGTCACGTAGTTGGAAAGTCCTAGATTTCAATTCACCCATTATAGATTCTAAAGCTGATACCACTTCTTCATGGTATACTTTCTTTTCTTGTAATTTGATTAAGTCTGTATCAGAATCCAAATATGTTGCAACTTCAGCCTTGAGTGTAAACTGAAACGGTTCCCAACCATATTCTTCTAACTGTTCTTGTGACATTTTACCTGTGTAGTATTCCCATTTAACTTTCTTCATACGTTGAAAATCAAAGAAGGCTTTCTTAGAAGCAATCTTATGTTTGGTAAGAATCTGTAGGTATTTGCTGTGTAGTATTGGTATACGAATCAACTCTTTGGACGGTTCCGTCTGGTCAATTATTGAATCTTTATCCCAATATTTTAATATCTGTTCAAGTGTTTCCATAATATATCCTCAAATATAAACATTATATCATAAATTACTTATGCCGTCAATATTTCATAGTAATCGTATCTAAAACTTGCTGATGCGGTAATAATATCATCTGCCGATAATTTGGTATCAAAATCTATATCAGAAATACTTGTAGGAAATACATTATAATATTGAATTCTGATATTAGAATTGTTCAAGTTGGTAAGTATTGTCAATGTGGCATCTGAGAAGTTATCTTTTGGCTTAGGATTTCTACCAACAAAACCATCAGGATTAGCAATTTGATTTAACCAATCTTGTAAATTTTGCCACGTTACTAAATCTTCATCCACAATAAAAGTAACATTCAATGGATTATATGTTAACTTAGTACCAGGAGAATATAGATTGACAAATGGTGTAGGTCTTGTGGCCTCATCTAAAGAGATACCAGGTAGATTAACCGATTGGCAAAAATACTGTAACGCACCAACTCTATTGAATGTCAATAAGAATTTAGTGGGTTGTAGAAAATTTGTATTCTGTGGATTTCTATTTACTGTTGTCATATTACTATTTAGGTACCTATTTTAACGCACTTCCAACCCTTATGTTTTCCTCTAGACATATTACCTTGGTCTAAATTATTTTCCATACAAAACCGTCTTAGATTTATTATTTCAAATTTATTTCCTTCAGGATCGGTTATTAAATATTTTTTAGATAAAGCTTTAGATACAGCAATTTTTTGTGATTCTGGTTGTTTAAAACCTATGCGACTTAATCTAAGTTTTTCAGCATCATATTTACCTTGTTCCCATCTTTTTTTCATAACTTTACTAGCATTTTCACAAAATTGTTTACTATATTTTCTACCAGTAAATGCTTTACTCATTTTTGCTTTTGTTTCTTCAGATTTTGTTCCACGATTGGCTATAGATTGTATTTCTTTTATTAAATCTTCTTTACCAATTTGACCGGATAATCCTTGCCATGCGTAATAATCTTGCCAACGACCATATTTCTCCCATAATATTTTATGAGCTTCTGCGTGTTCTTTTGTGGTTAACTCTATTAGGTTTGATGGATCGTTTGTGCCACCTGCGTGTTTTGGTATGATATGGTGTTTGTGTTTCATATAATTATTTTGTGTGAAGAACTATATGTATTTATACAATAAAAAAAGGGAACCTTTCGGTTCCCTCTTAAATTACCAATCTTACGTTGGTTTACATGAGGTTTTTGACCCCAAATATTCTATAATAAACGTTTGATTGTGATGTCAATCTGCCGTTACCAACTGTTGTACCTTGTGCAAATGGGTTTGCTACCATGCCGTAACGAGTCTTGAATCCAATTTTTGGTTGGAATGTGAACTGGTCAACTGCACGAACCATTTGTAAAGGAACGTATGGACAGTAGAATAAACCTGCATCATATGGTGATGAACCTTTGTAACCGATTGTAACCAATTCTTGGTTAGATGTGTAACCGCCGTAATAAGGATCAATATAAACCTTGATACGACCGTGTAACATACCAGCAAATGTGTTACCAGTATCGTCAACTTGTAGGTCAGCAGATAGTGCTGGTGTGTATGATAATACGCCTGCCATAGCCATTGCAGAAGCAACGTCTGAAGAAACGATTAACACGTTACCTTTACCTCTACGAGTCTGTTTTGCAATTACGTTAGCATCACGTTCGATTTGGAAAATCAAACCTTTGAAACGTTCAACTGACCAACGACCGTTTGAGTCTGTATCTAAGTCAAAGAAACCAGCAGTTGTTGTACCGTATTGAGCACCTAAAACAGCGTTGTTATAGATTGTACGGATAACTTCACGGTTAATCTCAGCTAAAATTTCTGTAGACAGAATGTTTGACAATTCTGTTTCAGCATCCAAGCCATGAATTGCTTTCAAGTCTTGTGCTAATTCTAATGAGTATTCAGCTTTCAATGCACGAGATTGAGCAGTTACAGTAACTTTCTCAATAGAGAATGCCATTTGAGCGAATGCTGTATTACCATCAGAGCCTAAGAATTCAGCAGTAGATGTTGGAATTGCAATACCAGATGTAGTATTAGCAGTAACTTGGTTTTGGAAGTTTGTAGATGTATCTGATGTAGCTGTACCTGTGAAACCGTATGGGTTTGCAGTTGAAACAGTACCAGAGAACATTGTGTTTGCTTCGTTATAGAAAGCTTCAGTACCATTCTTTTGGTCTGGATATGAACCGTTAGGTGCATAACGTGCTCTC